GACGCATCGACCATTAATCCAGAATTATTTTTAGCTACTACACTATAAGAAATTATATCGCTAAAAGGGGTATCTATAATTACAAAACTATGTTGATTCTGTGTAGATGGAAAAGTTCCTTTAAAGGTTGTAATCGTAAACTCTTCATTATTATAAGTTATCGGCTTTAACTCTTCAGGTTCCATCGGTGTCTTAACATCGCTTTCCGTTATATCAAAGTTAGCCATTATTCACTACTCTTTCTAGTTCTAGTAGTTCTCTTTTTAGCCTTCTTCTGCTCCGTTTTAGTCCCCATATCTTGAGCCTTGCTATCATCATTTGTAACTTTATTTTGTAACTCTATGAGAGTGTCTATATCCTCTTTTCCAGTTAGTTTCACCTTCTTACTTTTAAGATTTTCTGCAATAAACTGGTACTCTTCTCTTCTGGCTCTCAATCTACCCTCCAAGAACGATCTATCAGTACCATCACTATAAGCTATTTTATACTTTTCCAAATCAGCCTTAACATCATCTGGTATATCTATACTAAACTCTTTTGCTTTTTCTGCCACTCCACTTGTAGCAATAACTTCTTTATCTACTAAGTTTTTAAATACGGGGAGTTCGGCATAAAAATCAGGGATGTTTATAGCTTCACCATGCATGAGCATTACGCTTTGTCGTTTTTTTGGATGTAAAATTATAAGAGGTTGTCTTTGTCTCGATACAACTAACATTAAAATATCCTTTTGTTTTTAGATATTTTAATGTTTTTTAAGGGGGGTATTTTTTTGAAGAAGGGGGAGTGGACGAGGTAGGTGAAAAAACTACCTCATCATTTTTAAAGACCTTGCATCACTCTCAAGGGTTTTAGCTTGTTTGCACCTGTAGATATGTTTTTTACCATTATGCCAAGACATTTAGATACAAAGAGGCTTTGAAATGAAGATTTATCATCAATATGACTAGCATCTCCATTGTTTCCAGCCAAAAGATTTGTAGGAGCAGGTATTCTAGCTTCAATAAATTGACCATCAAAGTAACCGATAATTGCACATTTAGAACTATTATTAGGATCCTGATGTTTAATTTCAGCTACAGCCCCATTATCAACAAACTTGATACCGCCAACTACTGCCATATCTTTAGTTAACTTCTCAATAACAGAAACTGTATCATTCCCCACTACAATTTCCGCCATCGCACAAATAAGATAAATATCAGGACTCATAACGACTGTAATCTTTCTTATAGGAGTTTGCTTATTAGAACCAGCAGGGTTTACATTCTGCACAAAATCTTGAATCTGTGCTTTTAACTCTGTATAGATCTCAAGTGCAGTCATGTCCTTAAAGAGTTTACCAGTCGTATTGTCAACTCTTCCAATATCTGGGTGGTTTCCTATTCCATAAATGGATTGAAGCTCTAATTTTTTAACTCCCCCTATTAATACACTATCGTCCATGTGTGCATGGCTCATAAACAAGGCATCTACATCTCTATTTATGCTTTCAATAGCTTGTTGTTCATCTTCTAGAAAAGCTCCCAAAGAAGAGGCAACTTTAGAGATCATTACGCTACCTTTAGAGTAGACGATATTACCCTCAGCTCCACCCTTAATAGTAGGAAAATCAGTAGAATTGTAAAGACTAGATAAATTAGGCTCTCCATAAATACCGACCGAACCACCTTGATTGATTTCCATCTTAGCACTAAGACCACCTTTTGTATTAATAAGACCTTTAAAAAGTCGTGGATATCCAATCTCATCCGATCCTAGAGCCGTTTTAATAGCCGTAGGAATTCTGCTATTTACTGTCGCTATATGTGTTTTGTAATATGCTTTACCAGCGTTTCTAATTATCATTTATATACCTTTCTTCTATCTATTGATTCTAACTATTGCGTATTCAAAAGCTTTAGCACTTGTCTCAAACACCGCACCATCTAAATCCTCGCCACTCTTTCCGCACATACCCAAAGTTTTAGCAGTCGGAGCCGATCCACTAGCAGTATCAGTATATTTAACAGCATCTCCAGCCTCTACATCTTCAAACACTTGTACCCACACAGAACCCTGCTCAACAATTGCAACCGCTTCACCTTTTTCCCAATAGTCATCGCTCACACCGATCGGAGTTTCGAGTTTTGGCTTAATAGCCATATTATTAGCACCAGCAACCGTACATTTTATAAAAGGCTCTTTACAGATAGATATACCAATATTTCTACCAGTTACAGCACCCTCTCCAGTAGCATCTCCACTATCAGGAAGTGCGATATACTCTTCGCCTTCGCTTGGAATAGCAACAACAACACCAAAAGGAATATTTGTAAGATTTGCGATCCTTCTACTTGATACTCTATGTCCTAAAATATCATTTGTTAAAACACCTGCTTGATTTTGTTTATTAAAAGTTGTTGTAATTGTAGTCATTAGTTGCCCCCTATAATTTCGGCATAAATATCATTAGCGTTTTCATAAGCACTTTTTACATCTTTTCTCTCATTAAGTTGTACGATATCTGTCTTAGTGTCTGTAACTGCTTTATGAAACGCAGTAAAAGCATAATAAGCAACTTCATTATTATCAAAGTCTTGATTCATAACTTTACTAATTACTTTAACATCTGTATCATCATCGACTATCTCAATGCTATCATCAATCTCTCTTGCTTTGTTGACGATATCATTGAATCTAGCTTCGGCCTTAATTTTTCTAAGCTCATCCGCTTCTTTTTTAAGATCGTCATTCTCTTTATTAAGTGCAATAACTTTACCTTCAAGATCGCCTTTGAACTTGTTTATCTCGTTTACTATTGCTTCATCAACATCAAACTCTTTGCTATTTAAAACAATTTTCATCGTTTTCCTTTTTGTATTATTTTGTGTACTAATGTTAATATTTTTTTCAGTAGCTATTTTTTGACTATCACTTAGAGCTTTTATCGCACTAAAAACAATCTCTCTATTTTCATTCTTTATATCTATGTAGTTTGTAGGCTTTTCATTTTTAACAGAACATTGAGAGCCACATCTACCACTATTAACAAGTGCAACATGATCAAAGATTATCTCATTTTCCAATTCAACATGATAACCCTTTTCTTTTGCATCTTCTTCACTCAACCATCTTTGCTGAACTAATCCACCCCAAGAGAATTCTTTTCTATCGTTTAATATATCAGTAACCATGTCTGGATCTAAAATAGATATTTTAGTCTCTATCTCTCCCTTGTCGTTTAACTTAGCTTCACTTGTGAGTCCTTTTCCGAGATACTGTAACGCCTCTCTTTTAGGGTAATTCATGATTAAATTATCAGGGTGTTTATTGGTTACTGGCAGGTATGATGCACTCTCAAGAGAGTTTTTAACTACATCTTTGTTGTAGTTTACTTTTATAGTAGTGTTTCGATCTTTGTCTTTTAAATAACTAGGTGTATTGTTATCGCGTACCTCATATAGTGCAAATTCATGTACTTTTGCAGAGCCGATAACGGCATCAAGGGTGACAACCCCATTTGCGCTCCTCTTGATATTAATCGTCTTCTTGTCTATCTTGTTAGATATCGCTATAAATTTACCCATAACACTCTCTTTTTAGGTCATTATAGTTTTTTTTGCGTTTGTTATTTTTTCAAAACTCTAACACGAATTCACGACTACAACGACAATTAATATCATTCAAAGCGTTATTTCCAGCATTAGAGCTACCAACTTTAAATCTTTTGCCATCAAGTGCAGCATGTGTCTTTCTAACCTTTTCATCTTTAGAGCTTCTATATATAAACTCCTCATATCCAGCATGTTTAGCTTTTGCAAGAGTGAGAGATCTATTAAACTTAAGAGTCTGGTCCCTTGCAATAAGTTTAAAATTTCTATGCCCAGTACCAATACGATTTTTAATAATCTCTCTTATGCTAAACTCTTTATTCTGCTGTATAGCCAAATAGATATCGTTCCTAATATTATCTTTTAATCTCTCATTAACAGTCCTAATAAGCCCAACATTATATTCGTTCAACACTTCTAAATCTTTTTTGATAATCTTTTTAAGTTTTAGATTTGTAGGAAGTTTTAAAATCTTGTAAGCTTTAACATTATCTTTTCTAACTCTTCTATCATTTATAATCATAGTCTTTTTTATCCAGTTAGAAACAACTTTTTTAAGATCCCATTTGCCAGTAATTCGTTCAATCTTTTTTATAATTCTCTCTACATCAGATAAGATATCGTTCTTTATATAGAATCCACTTTTAGCATTCTTAACTTCATTCTTCAACAGTAATAACTCTAGGTCGTCATATAACTTATTTAAGTCATTTCTATAAGCCGTATAAGCATAAA